TCGCGCCAGAAACTCAGCTTCCAAGCGCTCAAGCTCTGCCTGGTGGATCTGGAAGGGGCCAGTCTTGCAGCACGCTTCGGCAGCACCTGCCCAAGCATCAGCTGAGGTTTTGTCTTCTTCGATGGGGGCTAAATCGGTCATGGTTATTCCTTGGCCGGCAGTGCCGACTTGAAATTCAGTCCAAATTCAACTCTGATCTTGCGCAGCTTCTCGTAACTGACGCCCATCGCCTTTGCGGCTTCGCGCGCAGTCAGGTCGCTATACCACCTAGCGCGCCGGGCTATCTCTTCGCGTTCGGCTTGTCGCTCGGCAACCCGGTCGTTGTACTCTTCGGCGGCTGACTGCGTGCTCGACCGCTTACTGAGCTTTTTGCGCGCCTGCATAAGGGCGTATCGCCGCGGGTGCCGGTCAGGGTCCAGCTCAGCAGCGCTGCCCAGAACGGCTTGCTGCTGTGCATGGCTCTGGAATTGAGGGGAGTGCATCATGCAGCCAGCTCCCGAATCAGTTCGCGAACCCTTGGCACCTCTCGGCGTGCAAGCGGTACTGGTTCATCTAAACCTTTGAGGCGCAGCAAGTAGGCTGTGTGCGCTTGATTGTGCTCGATACTTTCAACCAAGTGTCGCGCCGCCAATGTTCCGCGATGGGTGCGGATGAACAGGGCACCAAAGTCGGCTTCAAGCTCCTGCAGCGTGTCGGTCAGGATCAGCGATGCACCGTCTGCGCGGTAGGCGCTCACGTACTTGTGGCTTGCCGAGAAGTACGCCACATCGGTGATCGGCCACTCGGTGCACTTGCGGCCCATGCTCTGCTGGATAGAGGTTCTGGTCATAGAGTGTTGCCCTCGCTAACGTGCGGGATGATCAATCTAGGCTGTCGCTTCACGCTCAAGCGACTGAGCAAGCCACATGGCCTCTTTGTAGGTCTGGCGAAAGCCCACAACGCGCTGCGTGGCGGTATTAATCACCCGCACCATGCCTGCGCCCATATGGATGGTGTGCTTGGGGGTGCTGATGGTTGCCGAAGGCATTGATCGGCGAAGGGCGAAGGCTTCCCGCGCCAAGGCAGCCAGGCGCATGACCTCGTTGCACTCGTTGATAGCTTTGGTCGATTCTTGAAGTACGTTCATGTTGAGTACCTGTCGCGGGTGGTGTGTATAGGTCGCTGACCTGGTTGAAAGCAGACGCTTCCGTAAGGTTCTGCCAACCAAGGCAGCGACGTATAAAAACCAAAAGAAAGCCCGGCGAACCGGGCTATATGCGCGTACGCCTCCATACGCGGTGTGGGTGGTGCTCTGTTGAGTTCACATAGCTATGTCCTCCCGTTGTGCGCGCCGTTCAAATGGCGGGCGCTCGCCGGTCTTATGCCGAACTGCCCAAGTGGCAAGCCTGTCATTGCCGCGCGCGGCGTCATGCGTTACGCGGTGGCTCCCGTGTCGTATTGCGGGATTTGGTTATGCCGTTATGGCTGGTATTGGTTGATTGATCTGACGGCAGGCTTGGCGGTCCTGCTTACTGGCTTTCGCCTCCAACTTTCCGCCCTCAAGGATCGACTAGCGAACAGTCGGCGCGGCATTCAGATCAATCAACCAATACCAGCCGAGGCCGAAGCCCCGGTGTGTCGGAATCAGGATTCGCTTAACTGCTGCTTGAGCAGATAACCCTCTAGCGCCCAAATCTTCTCGCGGGCATTTGCCTTTGCGATGTTGCGGCCAATTTCTTGGTCGAAGTTCTCAGGGCTGGCCGCCGCGCTTTCACCCGTAACCGTGAAGCCATTTTTAAGTGTCAGGCAGCAAACAGTTAGCGTGGTGCCGGGGAAAACATGGAAGTCCTCGCCAACGATCACAGCGTCAATCAGTGATGGCGTTAGGCGCGGCGCGTTAAGCCCTTTGTCCTGAATCTCTTGCTCTACTTGTGCCTCATTCATCGGTATTTCCTCGCTCGGTTGTTTTCCCAATGCAGCCTGTCGCCAAGCTGCATCAGTGAAAATTCCAGTACTTCAATCTCCACCACGCGCATCGCCTCGGTTTCCCCACCTGCCCGACATTCAGCCTTTCGTGTTCTGCATCTAGTTCGGGTGGCTTGCATGGTTTCGCACGCTCAAATGTGTTGAGCGCGGCCAGTTCCATAGCTGGCATGGGGCGGAAAATTTCTAGTGCGCGCTGCGTCCTTTCGGAGATTCCGCCGCGCAGATCACTGACTGTTAAAGAGTGGCGCCTTTCGGCTGGGCCAGTAATGCTTGGCTTGCGAACAAATATGAACCATAGGTACATATTGGTCAAGAACCAAAAGTACATATTTTAATGCAGGCATAAAACTCACGGTAAACGGATGTTGTTATGCAGCTGTCTTTCCCTTGTCTCCACCGCTACCCATACTCCGGCGGTGTACAACAAATGGTTGTAGGGGTACACGCCGGGGTGTAGAATCTCCCAAAACGGGAGAAATACTAGTGCGCGTGCTGTCCAGAGGAACACTTAGAGCTTTCTGGGAAAGCGAGCGTGGTTATGCAGATGCCGAGAGGCCACTCACTGAGTGGTACAGGCACATGGAGAAGTCGACTTACGCCACCCCGCAGGAGCTCAAGGCTGAGCTAAGAACGGCAAGCATCTTAAGGGGAGGGCGAGTTGTATTTAATATCCATGGCAACAAGTATCGGGTGATTCTGGCTATCGACTACGAGCGCCAGTTCGCCAAAGTTCGTTTTGTGGGCACGCATGCTCAGTACGACAAAATCAACGCGGAGACCGTGTGATGAACATCAAACCAATTCGTACAGAAGAAGATTATGCCGCCGCCATGGAGCGTCTGGACGACTTGTGGGGGGCACCTGTAGGTTCGCCAGAGGGTGATGAGCTCGAGGTGTTAGCTCTACTGATCGGGAAGTATGAAGACGAGTATCACCAGTTGCCGCCTTCGGATCCTGTTGAGGCCATCAAGTTTCGTATGGATCAGCAAGGCTTAACACCGCGCGACCTTGAGCCTTTCATAGGCTCAAGTGGGCGTGTATCTGAAGTGTTAAATGGTAAACGGCGATTGAGTCTGACGATGATTAAGCGGCTGCATAAAGGGCTTCGCATCCCTTACGAAAGCCTACTGGCTGATGTCGCTTGAATGGAATTGCCCCGCACTATGCGGGGCTTTTTATTATGCGTCTTCCAGAATTCGATCAACGAAAGGTTTAGCGGCTTCGGTGCTACTTACTCCACCATCGGCCAGAACGAACTCAACCTCTGCTTTATTGGAGGCGAACTCAAGTTCAGTGGTGTAAGCATCAAGCATGTCTTCCTGATGCTTGGTCAGCTCACGCTTAGGGGTCCACAGCCCAACCATAAGCCTGTCATGCTTGTGGCCCATTGGGAGTTCACGCACAGCCAGTAATTGGTTAATTTTACGGTGGGCTGCATCACGTTGCTGGGAGTGCGAGGATATGGTTGGGTCAAGCGCTGCTAGGTTTATGGCTAGGTGGGTGCCAACGTAGGTAATAGGGGTCTTAGCTTTGGACCCATACAAAGCCATACGCTGGTTGAAGCGAATCTTCATACCGCTGCGGGATGCAAGCACTATGCGCTTAATTTCATCCTGAAACTTGTTGAGTGATCGCTCTGCAGGGTCAACTTGATTGGACGTGTCGTTACCTTTGGCGCTGAATAGCGATGAGTGCGTAAGCGCAGACTTTATGATGGCTTTCAAGCTGCTATTGCGTGTTGGTACGATATTGCCTGCATAGACGCCCTGCAATTGAGGTGTCCAGTCGCTTAAGTTACCCCCTGTTAACAGAAAGGCTTGAAGCTCCGCGATCACTCCGCCAGCTAAATTGAATAGGTGTTTTCCGTATTGCCCAAAAACCTGTTCAAGTGGTTCTAACAGTAGCGTGCTAATAACCTTAGGGGCGCTACCATCTAAAGGTACGATCGCAACGCCAATAGTGATGCGTTCGCCAGAGAATGTTATCGGTTCCAGGTGTACAGGCATCCACTGCGCCTGTATTAAAGGCGTCGGTTGAGTCCCTGCTAGGAAGGCTTGGGCTGCGTCAAAGACAGATGCCCCATTTGTAACCGATTGCATAGAAGGTGCACCGTGTAGTTAATTCGCTCACGCAGAAAGGTGATGATTTCCAACCTGTCTGTGGATGCGTCAATTTTCTCAAAGTAGCCGTCGCGGTCAAGATCATCCAAGCATAACGTAGCGCATTTATTCACTAGATCGCGTGCTTTGTCGATGATGGCCTTTCGCTCTGCCTGGTCCCATACCGCCGCGTTTTCGTCTGCAAGTAAGTTACGTACCGACACAGCCGGATCATCTAGACCCCATAGCTCCCAATAGGTGCCTGTGAAAGCTCTACCATGATCGATCAACCAAAACTCTTGCTTTGCAGGAGAATAGATTACGTTGCCAAGGTTGCGGTCGTCATTCGCTACTAGCTCGTCCAAGGCGATAGTTGTGCCTAAATCGAACTGTTTCTCGAGAGCGGCTTTAAGTGCTTGACTTGGGTTGGCTAATCCTCTTTCGAGACTATAGCTGCGCCTTCCTGCTTGCTCACTAGCGTAGCAAACCATCGACCCTTCGCCAGAGAACCCTGAATCAAAATCCGGCCTCAAGTCTGTGCGGTCTAGGATCGCCACAAATGGGCGGGGGATTCGGAGCCCAAGTGCGCGGCCCACTTGTGCGGTAGCTAGTTCGGCAATAATTTTTCTTGCATCGCGACTCAGCTTTACATAGCCAGTAACGACTTTGTTGTTGGCATCAATCAGCTCGGCTTTATAGGTTTCGCCGTCGTGACCTTCGCTCATTCGCCCAAGTAGCGTGGCCACATGAGCCATACCGATAGGCTCAAGGTTTACTAGAGTTGAGTTCTTCAAAACGCGCGGCAATCCCTTCCAATAGTACGAGGTCAGCTTCTTTGAGCCTGCCTTGCATGGCGGCTTTTTCAATGCGAGCAATAACTGCGAGACTGCGGGGTGTAGCCTTCCCCTTGATGCGGCCTAAGGCGGAAAGATTAAATCCCTGTGACACCTGGCTTTCATTTGGAGTTATATCGGAGCCAGAAATTGGCTCGACTCCATATTGAAGCCACTCAGCTCGAACCCCTAGAGCTTTGGCGATATCGGCCATGCTTGAGCGTCCTGGCATAGTTTCAGCATTTAGCCATTTGCTCGCGGCCTTCGCTGTCTTGCCAGATATTTTTGCTAGACGTGCGCCGGCTCCTCGCTCAGGAATGTTTGCGAGAGAGAGCGCTTTCTTTAGGCGCACGCTAAACGCTTGCCTTAAATCATCAGATTGAACCATAGGTTCAATATCGCATTTACTTGCATGTACTTTCAGTTCCGACATAATATGTACCTAAAGTTCATATTGGCTCGGAGTGACCATGAACGTACTGAAGAAATACATCGACAACGCGGGCGGCGTTCAAGCCGTAGCAACTGCTTGCGATGTGAGCCCTCGAGCTGTCTACAAATGGCTTAACACCGACTCGCTTCCGCGCACTGATTACACCAACGAAACCAGCTATGCGGAAAAGATCGCAGCCCTTTGCGTAAAGCAAGGTCATTCGGTCAACGCGCAACAGATTCTCCTTGAGGCTTCACCCAAGAAGCAGGTCGCTTAGCCGCCAGTGAAATCACTGCGCGGTCGAAGCCATCCTGTGCGCAATCTGGCTGATTAGGCCTTAGCAGTAAGCAGTTTTTATCAAGTCGTCCACCAAACCGAAGCTGACTCGATAGCGGCAAAACTTCAACCAGGGCGGCGATATGGCAACGAAGGGCGAACAGTTCGCCCTGCAGTGATTCAACGGTCGGTTGCATTGGGAAATTCCTATCCCTTGATCAGATGACCAAAGAATGCATCGGCTCAAGACCGGGCGCCACGTAAAGAAAAGTGAGGGTTTTACGAATGGAAGATATCGAACGTGCGGTTCACGAAACCGTACTTGATGCTGGTGCAAAAGTTCTAGCCCCGAAGATGGGGCTATCTCACACGGCATTGCTGCAGCGATCCAACCCGAACTGTGATGACCACAAGCTCACGCTGGCCCAGTTCTACCAGGTGAATCTGCACAGTGGTGACCACCGCTCTCTGCGCGCTATGGCGACCGATTTCGGCTATGAGCTGCAAGGTGGTTATGTCGTAGAAGAGAAGACACCACTGCAAGCGCTCATGGACAACCTGCGCCATTCAGCGAGCACCACTCAAGTCGTCATGTCGGCGCTTGAGGACAACACCTTATCTGCCCAAGAGCTGCGTGACATTGAAACAGCTGTAGCGAATGAAATGCGCACGCTGCAGGCGTTGCTGGGCGCCGTACGTCCATCGCAAAACGTTCAGAGGATTGGTTGATATGGGTGATCTGAAAAACTCTCCCGCTGGTGGTACCGCTGAGCGTGAGTCTAGTTGGGCGCAGGCCGCTGAGCTCGATAAAAAATCTAATGCTCTTTATCGCGAGGCGGATGAGCTTAGTAAAGAGGCGCGCCGCTTGAGAGATGGCCCGCAGTTCGGTGCTCTCATAACGCCCTCGCGTAGCAAGAAAGGGCGTTTTGAGGTGCTTGTCATGGTTGATGGTTACGACCGCTATTCCGAATTCGCTGATTCAGCCGAAGACGCTTGTCAGATAGCGCTTCACGTAATCAACGGTTTTCAACCACCACTTCCCCTGACGCCTTTCGGCTCACTGGTGGATCGAACACGGCCTTTACTCGGTACGGATTCTGGCAAGTCTCAATGAATTCTACGAATGCTAGTCCTGAGAAGCTTACTTCTGTGCCTGGCGGAAGCTCTTGGAGCAGCTTCAGCAGCTCCTCGCGCGTAGTGACGGGGATTCGCTCATTGGTCTTTTCATTTGTCATGTCCGGCCTCCGTGGCCTTCGTTTGGTTTGGAAGCAAAACGATAGCACGGCTCAGCTGGGCACCTTTTACGCCTGAATTACAGGCACAAAAAAGCCCGGCTGCAACCGGGCTTCTCCAACAACATTTACCTAACGAGGTAATACGATTATGAACCAACTCATGCAGATCGACAAGCCAGTCACTATGAGCAGTCGTGAGATTGCTGATATTTGCGAGAAGCTCCATCGCAATGTTGTACGTGACATCCAGCGGATGATCAAAGAGCTCAAATTAGATGTGCTCAGTTTTGAGCACATCTATCAGGACAGCCAAAACCGCGCTCAAACTGAATACCTTCTCCCACGCGACCTCACTGAAACCTTGCTCACCGGTTATAGCATCCCGTTGCGTCACCGTGTCGTGACACGTTTGCGCGAGCTTGAGTCGGTGTCGCAACCACGCTCAATGATCCCGCAAACCTTGCCCGAGGCGCTTCGCCTTGCCGCGGATATGGCTGAACAAAATTCGCACCTGCGCCTGGTCGTTGATGAGCAGCAGCCCAAGGTTGAGGCGTTGGAACGTATCAGTATCGCCACCGGCTCTATGTGCCTCACTGATGCCGCCAAGCAGCTTGGCATGCAGCGCAAGCAACTGCTGAGCTGGATGCACAACAATCGCTGGATCTATCGCCGCTCAGGCAGCGCTCGCTGGGTGGCGTTTGAACCACGCATGAAGGCAGGCCTGCTAGAGCACAAGGTTACAGTGGTAACGGTCCCTGATGATGAGGAGGAGCGCATTGCTACACAGGTGCGCGTGACAGCAAAAGGTCTTGCCGTACTGGCACAAAAGTTAGGAGGTGCCAAGTGAAGCGCCCAGCATTTCAGTTTTACCCTGCCGATTGGCGCAACAATGCCAAACTTCGCCGTTGCTCATGGGGTGCTCGCGGAGTCTGGATTGAGCTGATGGGGTTGATGCATGACAGCGATGAATACGGCATTTTGCGCTGGCCTTTGAAGCAAATTGCGCAAGCCTTAGGCGCACCAATCAAGTTGATTAAAGAGTTGGTCGACTGTGGTGTTTTGTACGGCGTTGAGGCGGGTGCTTGCGAGCCAATGATTTATACCCCGATTAGCGGTCGCGTTAAGGGTAAGCCAGTCGCTCTAGTGCCCGCCCAGCATGGGCCTATCTGGTATTCGCCGCGCATGGTTCGTGACGAGTATGTGCGTAATAAGAAGGGTGAAAGCACGCGATTCGCCAGCAACAAACCATCACCAGAACCTTCACCAAAGGGGGGCATGGGTGAAGGGCTGGGTGACACACCAAGCCATCGGCAAGGTGACGGCTCTACATCTTCTTCTTCATCTTCTACTTCAGTACCTAACGGTACTTCAGTGGACGCGCGCCAACGATTTGAAATGCATGAGTCGTGGTCACCGGACGAGATGTCTCTGAAAACTCAACTCCGCATGGTCGGGGTTGATCCCGATCTGATCACCCCAGATCGAATTCGTGAGTTCGTGGCGTACTGGATCAATCGTGATGTCTCCGACAACCAAGGCGGCTGGTGCAATCGGCTGGTTAAACATACGAAGTGTCAGGCCGTACGAGAAGCGGCCATTGCGCCTACACCAGCCTCTGGCGCGGACTGGACTGCCGGCGGGGTGGACCTATGAAACAGATCAATCCTCAGCGTGTAGCCGCCAACCTCGGCACCGGGCAATTGCCAGAACCCAGCCCACCCAAGCAGGTTCAGGTAGATCCGCGCACTAAGTCAGTGATTGATGGGCTGTTTGTGCGTCTCAAAGGGCTTTGCCCAGGCTGGCGCCAGTCGTGGCCAACGGATGCTGATGAGGGCGCCGCTAAGCGCGAGTGGCTCGCCGCGTTCATGCTTAACGGCATAAACGATGATCGTCAGCTTCGCGGGGGAATGCGGGCATTACAAGCGAAACGCCGGCAATTTGTGCCCGCGGTTGGTGAATTTGTGGAATGGTGCTTTTCGCCCGAGGCGCTCGGCCTTCCCGATTTCGAGAGCGCATACAAACAGGCTGTTCGTAACACTCATCCGGCCTCTGCGGGCCGAGCTAAGTGGTCACATCCTGCGATCTACCACGCGGCAATCGCCTCGGGGTTTTATAGCCTGCAACGCCTTGAGCGCGATCTAGGCTTGAAGCGTTTCACCGAGAAATACATGGATCAGTGCCGAAAAATTGGTCAGGGCATTGCACTGGAGCCGGTGCCTATTGCTGAGCTTCCCGCGCCATTCAAGCCGGCTACTCCAGAAGTGGCCAGCAATGAGCTTGCAGCTATTCGCAAGCTGATTGGAGGTGTTCGTGCTTAACACAATCAAATGGCGTGAGAAGCGCGATCGTGATGGAAAGGTAATCCCGCGTTGCTGGGTCAGCGATTCCGGCTACACCGTTGCTGAGTGCCGACTACCTGAGTCCCGGTACACCATTACGCGACCAGGGGGCAGCCTTCCATTTGCATACACCGGGCTAAAAGGTGATGTGGTGCTGTTGATTGCGGCGGATGTTGAGGCGAGCCAGGCCATGGCGGTAGGTGCTGGTCAATGACCCGCTCAAGTGCTGCCCTGCGAACTACCGGCGATGTACTGCTTTGGTGGCTTTCCCGTGTTGAGCAGAACCGGGCGACATCGGACAGTTACAAGCGCAGTACGCGCTCCATGGTGCGTAAGAACATCATGCCGGCGGTTGGTAAGGTGCTGGTGTCGAAGCTGGACAGGCGAGTGCTGGATGACAAGCTAGTTTGGCCGATGGTGCAGGGAGGCATGAAGGCAGGCACTCAGCAGAAAGCGTTCCAGGCGCTGCGGCAGGCCTTTTTGCTGGCTGAAAAAACAGGCCGGATCACCGCTAACCCGATGGCTTCGCTGACATTCAAAAGCTTTCACCGCGGTGCAATTGGCAGCAAGCCCGCAAGCCTTTCACGCGTTGATTTGCCCGAGCTTGTGCGGCGTTTGTCGACGAACTTCGACCGCGACCCAGTGAATGGGCTTCTGCCGTTGTTGATGCTGGCGCATGGCACACGCATCGGCGAAACCCTGCAGGCGCAGTGGTCGCACATCTCACTGGTCGAGCGCGTGTGGGTGCTGCCTGAACTCAATTGTAAGTCGCGCCGCCAGCACCTGCTGCCACTCACGCCTCAGGTGATCGCCTTGTTGGCGCGTTACCGTCAGGCCCTACCGGACGCTCGCGCTCAGGTTGATTGGTTGTTCCCGGTGCGGGGTGGTGCTCGGTTATCGCCCACAACGGCCAGCTCAATGTTTCGTGCGATATCGGGCGGGAAGTGGTCGAGCCATGACCTGCGCAAGCTGATGCGCGACTGCCTGGCCGACCTCGGCGTTGATTACTTCATCGGTGAGCGGCTTATCAACCACAGCTTGGGGAAGGTGTCGGAAACCTATCTGACGCGTGACGTGATGGAGCGTTGCCGGGAGGCTTTGGAACGCTGGCACGCGCGCCTTGATGAGTGTGGATTCTCGATTGCTACCGGCTTGGATATGGCTGTTGCTGCATCTTCACGAATTGACGAAGCGCTAGAGCCTTCGGGCGCTGCGGCCATTTCCTGAATTTTCAATTGTAGAGGATGAATAATGGCTTCTTTGAGAAAGAATAACGCTGTGTCGAAGCCTTCACGCCTGCCTTCTGTGGACTTTGAAGGGCGCGAACAGACTGCCCTGATGAACTGGTTGCGTATACGTTATCAAGAGGCCTACGGACTGACCTATCACGTGCCGAACGGTGGCCGGCGCGACAAAGTGACCGGCGCCAAGCTGAAAGCCCAAGGTGTTAAAGCTGGCGTCCCCGACCTGGTACTGGCTCAGGCCCGCGGCGGTTACTTCGGGCTGTACATCGAATTCAAGGCAACCCCGCCGCATGACGCTTCGGTATCGAAAGAGCAGCGCGAGTGGGTCCGAATTCTGCTGGCACAAGGTTATTGCGCAGTGGTGTGCAAGGGCATGAATGAGGCCATGAAGGAAATCACTTCCTACATGAGCATGCCGTTAACAACTCAGCGGGTGGCTGGATGAGCGGAATGCTCAAGCTTGAACGGTGCGAGGTGTGCACCGGGAACGGCTGGATCAAAGGCATTTTCCACAGGATGGAATGTGCGGGTTGCAATGGCGGCGGGCTCATCGATCCAGTGACACGAAAGGCGCTTGAGTTTCCGGAGCTGATCAAACAGCTGCGAATCCGTTTAGAGCGGGCAAATCATGAACTTGCAGTGCTTCGACCTGGACAGCAGCCAGACATCGGAGCAGGGCGGGATTACATCAGGCCGAATAAAAGACGCCACGTTGGTGGCGGCAACTATAGGGGTGATTGAGGGATGACCATAAAGCACTTAAGCGATACCGAGTGGATGCTTGAGCAGTGGGGATACTGGCGCATGAGCGGGGCAGGTGTGCCGCGCTATGTGTCGCCTTCATTCGCAATCATGCGCGATCATGTTGGCTCTACTATCCCCACGGCCTGTATCAAAGACGAAACCGCAATGACCATAGACTCGATCATTGCACGCTTGTGCAAGCGTGATCCGCAGATGGGGGACTGTGTGTGGATGTACTTTGGCGCAAAGATGTCTGCCGTTGCTGTCGGTCGAAAGATTGGGGTGGGTGAGGCCAAGGCCCGCGAGTTGATCAAGGCTGGTGTGGCGTGGATCGATAGTGCTCTGGAATTAATGCGCGACGCCGCTTGACATCCGCGCGGATGAAATGGCATTTTATGCCTATCTTGCGGTTTTACCGTTTGAAAAGCCCTGGCATTCGTGCCGGGGCTTTTTCATTTCTGATCCCTCAACTGCTAACCAGCAGACCCTTGGCGCCCGTTGCGCCTTTTTTATTGTCTGGAGTCCACGCTTATGGCCGAGCCAAGCAGCACAACCGCTGCAATAGCAGGGTTCTTCGGCGTTGGCTTTGTTGGAGCGCTCGCGGGCGTTAACGCAGCTGCAGCCGTTGGCGCCCTGTGTGGCGCACTGATCTATTTCGCAGCTGCACAAGAGGTGCCCATGGCTAAGCGCCTGATGTACTTCGTAATCAGTTTCATCATGGGCTATCTGTTCAGTCCGGTTCTGGCTAAGGCAAGAATCGAATGGCTTGGCATCGGCCCAATAGATTTGCCAGGGCCGGCTGCATTCATCGGCTCGGCATTGGTGGTCACGATGACCCTTGCAGCCATACGCAACAAAGGGCGCAACTTGCCCAGCGAGGGCTGATCATGCTGACTACTGCTGCGTTGATTCTTTGCTCGATCATATTTGTTCGGATGTTCACCTATCGCCGTGAAGGTGCACGTTTTCGCCGTGGTGTATCGATCTTGGCCTACATAGTGATGGTGTGCTGCGGCGCTACGGTGATCTACATCACGTCAGGCAAGCTGCACATCAGCTACTACCACTGGCCCATGGTCGTTCTTCTCGGCGTCTTCGCCGTTGCAACCATCAGCTGCGGCGGGAACCTTGCTCAAGTGTTGCGCAATGGTGATCGCTGGGATGGAAGAGACCGCCGCAAAGTAGGCTAAGCATGATCAGGATCGTTGCTACCGGGCTCAAAGAGACTCAAGACAAACTTGAGCGGGCGCAGAAGCAAATCCCTTTCGCTACTGCATTGGCGCTGACCCGCACTGCGCAGATCGTTAAGAAGGACATTGAGGCCGAGATGGCCAGCGTTTTTGATCGTCCAACAAAGTGGACGCTCAACAGCCTGCGTTTATTCCCGGCCAAGAAGGACAAGCTTGAAGCCCGGGTGTGGATGAAGAACGAGGCGGACAAGTCGACGCCCGCGACTACATGGTTGAGCCCTGAGATTGAGGGTGGTGCTCGCCCTGCTAAGCGAAGCGAGAAGAACCTGCGAGCCAAAGGCGCACTGCCTGATGGTAAGTTCATCGCGCCGGGTCGCGACGCCAAGCTCAACCAATACGGAAACATCAGCCGCGGCCAGCTCCAGAAGATCTTGTCAGGCCTTGGCGCTCAGTTTGATCCTTATCAGAACAGCACCACCAGTCGTCGGAGTGCGGCTAACAAGCGCGCATTCTTTGTGATCAGCAAAGGCAATCGGCCAATAGGCATAGCGCAGCGAGCCAGCAAGCGAGGCATCAAGTTACTGCTCGCCTTTGTGAGTCGCCCCGCCTATAGCAAGCGGCTCGACTTCTACGGCGTAGCGCAGAAGGCTATCGATACAAACCTTGAGAAAGAAATGGAAAAGGCTCTAAAGCAGGCCTTTGCGAATGCTCGATAAGTGCACTAAAAAAGTGCAAAAAGGTACTCCCAGAGGGGTGACCCACTGCGGGTAATTCGAGGCCCGACATTTCACTTCGTATGAACTTTTTCCAGGCGAGCCGCTTCCGGTTCCGCCCGAGGCATTCATGGCTACGCAAATTGAAGTCGCCGCTCACATCGATTTGAGCGATAGGCAGGTGCGTACTTTGATTACAGACGGCGTCCTGCCTGCATCTAAGGGTGCTGGCGGGCTGGATATTGACGCTTGCCGATTGGCGTACATCCGATATTTGCGCGGAATGGGCAGCGGCCAGGTTAAACCGGAAGTCGCCCCAGATATGGATGGGGTGGATCCGATGGCCGAGATGAAGCTGACTCAAGAGCGCTTGCGGTTGACTTCGGCTCAGGCCGAAGGTCAAGAGCTCAAAAATGAGGTGACCAAGCGCAAGTCAGTTCCGGCCGACTTTGCAACCTTTGTGTTGTCCCGCTTGGCTGCAGAAATTGGATCGATTCTGGACACATTACCGCTGACCTTGAAGCGCCGGCACCCTGATTTAGAAGTGCGGCACATCGAGTCCGTGCAACGCGAACTGGCCAAAGCCCGCAACCGGTCGGCGACCTTGGATGATCGCCTACCTGGATTGCTGAATGAGTATCTCGACGCCGCAGATTGAAGAGCTTGGGAAAGCGATCAGTCTTGGCCTCATGCCGCTTATGCGGCCGGTACCGCAAACACCAGTTGAGTGGGCTGACGAGAATTTCTATCTCTCCAGCGAATCCAGCTATCAGGAAGGGCGCTGGGAAACGTTGCCGTTCCAAGTGGCGATTCTCAACGCCATGGGTAATGACGAGATCCGCACGGTTAACGTGATCAAGTCGGCGCGGGTCGGCTACTCGAAAATGCTCATCGCGGCATCGGCATATCAGATTGAGCACAAGCGCAGAAACATCCTGCTGCTTCTGCCAACGGATGGTGCAGCGGAAGGTTTCATGAAGTCTCAAGTTGAGACCATGATCCGCGACGTACCCAGCGTATTTGAGTTGGCCCCCTGGTACGGGAAGAAGCACCGGGACAATACGCTAAACACCAAGCGTTTTAGCCACTCGAAACAGTTGTGGTGCTTGGGCGGCGCGGCTGCGAAAAACTATCGCGAGAAGTCGGTCGATACGATCATTTATGACGAGCTGGCAGCTTTTGAGCCGGACGTTGAAAAGGAAGGTTCACCAACCTTTCTGGGCGATAAGCGGATTGAGGGCTCGACTTTCCCGAAGTCAATTCGGGGAAGTACGCCGAAGATCAAAGGCACATGCCAAATTGAGGCTGCTGCCAGCGAATCGCCGCACTTGTTGAAGTTGCACATACCTTGCCCGCATTGCGGTGGTGAGCAGCACCTCAAGTGGGGCGGAAAGGACTGCTCATATGGCATCAAGTGGGACCCTGAGAAACCAGCGGCCGCTTGGTACGTCTGCGAGCACACCGGGTGTGTGATCCAGCAGCATGAAATGCAGGATAAGCACGCCGCAGGTCGCTGGATTTGTGAGCGCACAGGTATTTGGACGCGCGACGGGATTGATTATTTCGACGCAGACGAACAGCCAATACCAACGCCTGAGTCGCTGACCTTTCATATTTGGACTGCTTACAGCCCATTCACTACGTGGGGCCGGATCGTTCTGGACTTCTACAAGGCCAAGGGCGACATCAGCAAGCTCAAGACATTCACCAACACAACGCTTGGTGAGACTTGGGAGGAGGATCAGGGCGAGAAGGTCGAGTGGGAAACCCTGTGGGGTCGCCGCGAGGTTTACCCGCAGGTGCCGCACGCTGGCCTAGTTCTGATGGGCTCGATAGACACCCAAGATGACCGCTATGAAGGGCGGGTCTGGGCATACGGTGCCGGTGAGGAAAGCTGGCTGGTCGACCGCTGGATTTTGAACGGCGACCCGGCCAGCGAGGAACTATTGCGCAAAGTAGGGCTGAGGTTGCATGAGCTTTACACGCGCGCTGATGGGACCCAAATGAAGGTTGAGCGCTGGGCATGGGACTCGGGCGGTCACTACACAGATGAGGTTTACGCGCAGAGCCGCAAGCATGGCGTGCAATGGGTGATCCCGGTGAAGGGCGCCAACGTTTACGGCAAGCCTATCGCGAACTTTCCGCGTACACGCACGAAGGGCAGCCGGGTTTACCTAACCGAAGTCGGGACCGACAACGCAAAAGAACTGATCTACAACAGGCTCAAGTTGCAGCCTCAGCCAGGCATGAGTGTGCCGGGTTGTATTCACTTGCCTGCAAACAATGAGATCTGTGATGAGGATGAGCTCAAGCAGCTCACCGCTGAAACCAAACGTTTGAAGATTGAGCGGGGCGCCCGAGTCTATCGCTGGGATGCCGGTGGAAGGCGCAACGAGGCGCTGGACTGTTGTGTGTACGCCCTTGCGGCGCTGCGCATCAGCCAGCAGCGATTTGGCCTTGATCTTGATCTACTCGCCGCCGCAATAGCGGTAACTGCAACACAACCTGAAAGCAAGCCAGATGAGCCAAAACCGGCGGCGTCCGGGTGGCTGCAAATTGATCCCGGGAGCTCTTGGATATGACCACTGCACAGCAGATGCTCGAGAAGTACATCGAGGCCGAGATAGCAGTGCTTGATGGGCGCAGCATCACCTTCGGTGGCCGCACGTTGAGCATGGCTGACCTGAACGATATACGTCAGGGCCGCTTGGAGTGGGAGCGCCGAGTGAATGCCGAGAAAGCGTCAGCTTCAGGTAACAACTCTGGGTATTCGCTGGCGACTTTCAAATGATGAACATTATTGACCGGATCATGGCCCCGTTCGCGCCGAATGCAGTGGCTCAGCGTTTGGCGGCGCGCCAGCTGATTCAAGCTTATGAAGCTGCCAAGCAAAGCCGCACGCACAAGGCAAAAGGGGAGCCGCACAGCGCGGATCTTGCGATTAGCCTTGCAGGTCGCTCTCTGCGTGAGCAGGCGCGGTGGCTTGATGAGAACCATGACTTGGTTACCGGCTTATTTGATCGGTTGGAAGAGCGGGTCGTAGGTGCGAATGGCATTGGTGTTGAGCCGCTGCCTTTGACGCTCGCTGGTGACGTGCATCTTGAATTTGCAGCGCAGATCAAAGCCGAGTGGTCTGAGTGGTCGCTCAAGCCTGAATCATCAGGCGAGCTGACCCGCCCTCAGGTTGAGCGTTTGATTTGTCGAACGTGGCTGCGTGACGGTGAAGCGTTAGCGCAGAAGCTGCGGGGGACCATCCAGAACTACAAGCATTTGACGGCTGTTCCGTTCGCGCTTGAGATACTAGAGCCGGATTACTTGCCACTGGATTACAACGATCCAAGCAAGGGAATTCTCCAAGGGATCGAGCGAGACAGCTGGCGCCGAGTTCGCCGGTACCACCTGCACAAAAGCCACCCCGGCAATATGCAGGGTTACTACCAAGATACGAAGCCCGTTGATGCCGATCGCATCATTCACATTGCGAATCGTAAGCGCATTGGCCAGAACCGCGGTGTATCGCTGCTGCATGCAGTATTGATCCGTCTGGCAGAAATAAAGGATTACGAAGAGAGCGAACGTGTAGCTGCTCGCATCAGCGCTGCGTTGGCCATGTACATCAAAAAGGGAACACCTGACCTCTACAACGCCCCGTCGAGCGGTGAAAAGACAGCCGAGCGGACGTTCCCAATTGCCCCTGGAATGGTGATCGACACGCTCATGCCTGGTGAAGATATCGGCATGATTGAAAGCAATCGACCTAATCCGTTTCTTGAAGGTTTCCGCAACGGCCAACTGCGCGCAGTGGCGGCCGGTACGCGGGGCGCTTACTCGACAGTAGCGCGATCCTATGACGGTACTTACAGCGCTCAGCGACAGGAACTGGTTGAGGCGCAGCTGGGTTATGACCTGCTTCAGCATGAGTTCATTGATTACTGGTGTCGGCCGGTTTACCGCGAGTGGCTGGCTATGGCCTTGGCCTCAGGCCGGCTGAAAGCGCCGGTAGATGTCGACCCTCGCACAATAATGGGCGCTGTCTACCAAGGGCCTGTGATGCCTTGGATCAACCCAGTGCATGAAGCCAACTCTTGGGAAACCTTGGTGAAAGCCGGCTTCTCCGATGAGGCCGAAGTTGTGCGGGCGCGTGGGCGCAATCCGCAAGAACTGAAGAAGTCACGGGCCTCGGAAGTCACGACTAACCGTGAGCTGGATCTTGTCTTCAGTTCTGATGCCGCGCACACCATCGGCAACAAAAACGAAATGAACGCAGTTGAGGCCGTCCAAAAGGCCTACCTCGGCGTAGGCGTTCTGATCACTGAGGCTGAGGCCCGCCAGATGGTTAACCAGTATGGGGCAAATCTGGAAATACCGGGTCCTTCATTCCCCCCAAAAGAGCAGGTTAAGACCAATGAAGAATGACATTGTGCGTCTAGCTGGTAAGC